CTAAAATAGCTGGGTCCAGTGCAGGTACGGCTTCAAATTCAGCTGCTGGATTTTTAAATTATTCAGGTTCTTCTAGTGGAGGGGCTACAGCTGTGGATTTAGAAAGACTAACAGCTGATAAAAAAAATGAAACACCACAAGAAGTAGGCACCACGGTAAATGAAAATATCAATTCCAAATTTACAGGATTTGGTAGTTTTCTTAATCCTTATTATTTAGTTCGTTATCATGCAAAAAATAAGAGTGATGAAAATTCTAAGGAATATATAAACAACTTAGGTGTAGCTGAAGGTTCAATAGAATATAAAGGTTTAGCAGACGCAGAGCAATATAAAAATCCATCAACAAGTTTAATCATAGCACATTTTGATTCATCAGATGGCATAGATAAATCCCCTGAAAAAATTTATAGATATGCAGATTTTTTATATTTAAAACATTATCATCCATTCAATAACAATCGATTAATTACGCTTCGTAGATTCATGGCACCCGTATATGATCAATTACGAATTGCTATCAAAGGAGCGAAGCCATCATTAAGAAGACCTATTGCACAAGCATTATCCTATTTAGATACCTCTAGTAATTCTTTCAAAGGTTTATCAAAAATGACTGTATCGATTCAAACAAAAGATACAACTGGAGCATTAGATAATGTTACGACATTAAGTGATGTAGAAAAATCATTAGGTGCAAACGGTAATTCTGCTGCGGATATAGGAAATAAATTATTAAGTGTATTATCGGGAAAGAATGATACTGATAAAGAATCAAACGGTCAAACACCATTTGAAAATTGGACATCTACATACGATCCTTGGAAAAATGGACCACTTCAAGATCTTGTATATGGTCCTGTCAACGTTATAACTGGATCAAAAATTAGAGCAAGAGGTTTAAAATTCACTAATGATGGTTTAAAGATAAATTTTGATTATTCATCAAAGAGTATAGAACATATAAATCAAAAAGCAGCGATGTTAGATATATTATCAAACATGTTAGCATTGACATATAATCATGCATTATTTTGGGGAGGAGAAAATCGTTTTTTGATTGATCGAGCAAATTTTCCTTTAGTGCGTGCTGAAGTTATGTTTGGGCTTTTACAAAATTTAGATAATCCAGAAGCACAATTTAAAACTATACAGAATGAATTAGGATTAGCTGCTTCAAGTTTAACAGCAGGTATATCAAACATATTTCAAGAAGCTCAGACCGCTTATCAAACTACAATGACTGAACAAACAAACAATAAAAAGGCATATGATGCATTATCACCAGAGGAAAAAAAGAGTGAAGACACCAAAAATGAAATTTTAAGAGCAGCACAACAAGCAGCTTTAGGAGGTAGTGATACATTAAAGAAATTACAAAGACAAATATTAGAAGGTACAAAAGCTGAATTAACAGGAGCTCCAACTGGAGAATGGCATTTACAAGTAGGGAATCCATTTGCTCCAATGATGATGATAGGAAATCTATGGTGTACTTCAGCTGACTTTGAATTTAATGATGAACTTTCTATAGATGATTTCCCTACAGAACTAAGAGTCTCATGCACTCTAAAGCATGGTAGAGACAGAGATGCCAGTGATATACAATCGATCTTTAATGGTGGAGGTGGAAGAATTTACTATCCTTATGCAAATGCTGAAATTAATGCAAATGAATCATACAGTACAGGTAATTCACAGGTAGGTAAGGTAAAAGATACTGAGGCCCTAGGAGCTGATAATCGTATAAATTTTGATAGAAGTGGCAATAAATTGTCAGATCAAGTAAAACTTAAACTAAAAAGTGTAACGAAAGAAAAGTCTATAGAACGAGCTTTATTTAGACCGATAAGCCAAGCTAAATAATAAACATAATTATTAATAATGAGTTTAGATATTGAAATATTAAGAGATAAATTAGAATTAAAGGAGAATGATGAAGTTAAAATTGATTTAACTACAAAATCTTATGAAACTTTTGGAAATGACAGTTTTCAAACACAAATTATTGTAGAAAACACAATGATCATGAGGCCTGATTTATTAGCTTTAGAAATTGGTCCATCTATGGATTTTACAGAATTATTAAAAACAAATCACATTTCTAATCCTTTTACATTAAATACAGACGATATCATTTTACAAAGAACTAGTGGTGGATCTAAGATTGTTTCACCTGCGTCTACAATAGAAGAAACAGAAACGGACATTAGAAATAAATATGTAAATCCCGAAAAGGCTGCGACTCCAGATAAAAATATTAAAAGACTATCCGACAAATTTAAAAATCTACAGGAATTAGGAAAAGATACTCCAGACCCATCTAAGAGTAATTTACCTCCTAACTTCAATGAATTTGGAGTAGGTGAAGTAGAAGTTATAAATAATAAAGTAAGATTTGCTCCTGGTGTAGGTAGAAATGCATCTGAGTGTTCTACTGAACCTATTAGTAAAGCAGAGCTTATAAGTAAAGTTTTAAAGAATAAATTGAATAATTAATAATGGCTTTTGAAAAAACCAAAATACGAAGTGTATCTAATGCTACTATAGTTTTATCAAATATGGACACTGATAATAAAGCTATAAATTTAGGATTTGGGGGTGGTTATCAAACTAAAAAATCATATGGATATGAATTTCCATATATCATAATAAATGAACGAAGGTTTTTAAAAGAAGAAATAGGAAGTTTAGAGATAGACTGTACAAATTTCCTACCTATAGTACACTTTACATTACTCATATCAGATACATTATTTTTAGCTCAGCAATTACCAAAAGATGGCGATATACTTTCAATTTATATACGTAGTTATAATGATGTTTATAAGCCAATACGAAATGATTATTTGATAACACATATTGAATCAGTAGGACTTGATGATGCTACACTCATCAAGACTTTTTATATTACTGGTATATTAAACATTAAGAAAATTTGGGTTGAACAAAATAAAGCATTTAAAGGAACTTCACTTGACGTTCTTAAAAAAATAGCTTCTGAGTTACTATTAGGATATGCAACAAATATAGATGGTGCAATGGATGATGATATGACGTGGTTATGCGATTGGAAATCATATAAAGATTTTATTATTCATATAACAAATCATGCATGGAAAAATGAAAAGAGTTTTTATAGATCTTTTATAGACATTTATTATAACTTAAATTATGTTGAAGTTGAAAAACAGTTTGATCAAACAAAAGAATTTGATGAGGCCCTTGCAATTTTCGAAAGAAATGGTATAGACGATGCAGATCCATTAGGAAAAAAAGAAAAACAGGCTAGTGGAAAGACAGATTTATTCCTTACAAATTTTGAAGGTGCTAATAATAGCAATAATAAAATTACAAAATTCGAACTTATAAACAATTCTTCTGCTATATCATATGCTCAAGGTTATGGAAAGAAAATGTATTTTTATGATCATTCATTAAAGACAATCTCAGAAGAAAATAAAATTGAATTTAATCCTCTTTCAACACCAGGAACTGAAGATACTAAAATTAGACTAAGAGGTTTGAAAGATGAAACTATTGAAAAAGAACATTTAAAAAATATTTGGCATGGAGTTCAATATTCTTTACCAAATGGAAATGTTCATCAGAAATATGTTTTAGCTGCTCATCAAAATGTAACAAATAATAAAGAACTTGAAAAAATGTATTTAGACATAGATCTAATATCATGGAATCCAGCAGTAATTAAAATGGAAAGAGTTCCTGTTCTTATATTTGTAAGTGACCTTTTGAAAAAAACTGCAAATTATATGAGTAAGGATGAAATTAAAGCTAATCAAAAAAATACATTGAGTCCATTATCAGGATATACAACTACTTTAGACAGATTCTTGAGTGGGTTTTTTATTGTTGATGGATTTAAACTTTATTATGATGCAAATTATGATAAGGTAATTGCTAAGTATCGTTTGACAAGAAGAGAATGGGGAGTACCTCAAGATGATGTGATAATTTAGTCACTAAACTTTTTTTTAGTACACACTATAATAATAAATGTTTTTTTCCACTTAGACTTAAGTTATGGATTCGAAAAGAGGATTACCAGTTTTAGCATTATTCCAGAGCGATGGACAGACCATAGATATCAAAACCAGAAACATTGGAGCATGGGAACCATTAGAATTTGATATTCGTAGATATTATAATGATGATCGTATTTATGAGATTTTAGCAGAAATAAGACCTCAAGTTATTATATCTATTGGTGAAAATAGTCAATGGAATAATCTTTTAAATTTACCGTTTGAAGATCGAAGAAAATGGATTTCGTTTCAAGAGGATGCAAATCCTATTGAAATAGGAGAAGCTGCTTACAGAGTATTTATTAATGCGGCCGTATTGAGAGAAGATCGAGTTCCGCTTATAAGTGTTTTCACACCTGTATATAGAATTGGTGAAAAATTATTACGTCCGTATACATCTCTTTTGCATAGTTCATATAATAATTGGGAATGGGTTATTTATGATGATTCTGATGACAACGATGAAACATGGAACATGTTAGTTGAATTATCTAAATCAGATCATAGAATAAAAATCTTTAGAGGAAAACAGAATAGTGGAAGAGTAGGAGAAACTAAATTTTATGCTGCAAATCTATGTCAAGGGCAAATTCTCCTAGAACTCGACCATGATGACCAATTAACAGAAAATGCTTTACAAATGATTAGTAAAGCTTATCTTAAATTTCCTGATGCTGGATTTTATTATACCGATTGTACAGAAGTATATGAAGAAAATGGAAAATGCGTTGTCTATGGTGATGGTTTTGCAATGGGATACGGTAAATACAAAGTAGATTGGTATAAAGATCGCTCTTATTTGACTCATATAAGCTGTAATATAAACCCACGCACAATTCGTCACATTGTTGGCGTTCCTAACCATATACGGGCTTGGAGAGCTGATGTATATAAAGATATACATGGACACAGTACATTACTAGGAGTTTGTGATGACTATGAAATTATTATTAGAACTTTTTTAAAAACAAAGTTTGTGAGAATTGCTCATCTAGGATATATTCAATGGATGAATGCTGGTGGTGACAATACACAGAATTATAGAAGACAAGAAATTCAAAGATTAGTTCGATTTGTCAGAGAACGATATGATAGAGCTATTCACAATAGATTTATTGAATTGGGTGTACATGACGATGCTTGGTCAGATGATTTAGGCTGGTCATCATTATTATGGACTGCTAAACCTGATATTGAAAATTTTGTAAATTATATCTGGGATCCTTTATTAGATGATTGAAATAATAAAATCAACATATGATAAGCTTTTCAAAAAAGAAAATGCCATAAATGGATCATATTTTTTTAGATCATTAATAAGCACATTTAAGAATGTAGTTCAATATGACTTAGCAGATTTAGATACAGCACGTATACATACAAAAGATATTATTACCTTTTCATATAAAAATAAAATAAATTATAGAAAAGAAGATGTATATACAGTAATAAAAACTGAAAGTGTATTAAATCAATCTATTTCTATAAAAAAAGAATTACTTAAAGATCTCAAACTAGAAGAAGTTATAGAAGAAGTAAAGAATGTATTAGAACATAAAATGATTGAATCCATAGATAAAATGATGTTATTTACTATGTCTGAATTAGGAAGAACAACATCAAGTATTTATGGGCATGTTAAGGATTCTATTGGAAGGTTTACAATATCCAAAGATACTACAGCTTCTTATCTAATTGAAAAATTAGAATTTGCTGATATTGTTTTAAAGGAACTAAACAATATAGGATTAAAACATATAATATTTTCTAAATCAATATATTCTAAGCTTGCATCAAGTATTGAAAATTCTAAAATTAAAATCAATCATAAATTAATTACATATCAACTACTACCCGAACATTTAGACGTGGCAGATCAAATGTGCTTGATAGCAACGTCACAGTATTATGATGATTCAAGTCCAGGTATAGTTATGGTATATAAAAATTTAAAATTAGATATTCTAGAGAATGAAACTGATAATACAGTTGATTTCAATTTATCAAAAGAATATTCTATAAAAAAAGTAGGAAAAAAACCAGAATTCTTTTATTTACGATTTTTACAAACATAATATTTAAAAAGTATGGAAAACGAATTACCAAAAAATCTACCATCAAATGTACTTATGCAAATTGATGATGATACATTAAATACAATTAATGTAGAAGACGGAAAATTACCTAAAGAAGTTGAAGAAATGTTAAAGCAAACAGCTATGAGAACGATTTTATATCATATTTCTGAAAACTATAGAGAAGAATTAGAAAATGTTTTAGGTAAAGATAATATTGATGAAAATGGTCAACCTAATGCTTTACTAGAATCAACTATTCCGTATGAGCTATATGAATTCATATGTAAACAAGTAATTGGAACTATACCTCCAATTGAGATAGAAATTACAAATGACGAACCTGTAGATGAAACTGATGATACTAATACAGATTCAGATATATAATATTAAATATAATTATACATATGAAAGATGAAATAAGTAATGGTCAATTTTGGGAAAAGTATATCAAAATAACAGATGGAGATATACGCCCAACATTTAAAGACTATGCACTTTCTAGAAAAGACGACGTGAAAGAAATTGGTTTTGATTATAGAAATAATGTATTTACAAAGACTATCAGTGGTTCTTTAATGGAAGAACCTAAAAGAGCAGCACTTATAACAATTATGGAAGCTTTAGTAAATTATTTAATTGATTCTGTTAAACATATAAAAAAACATAATAACTTTGCTATTTCTAAGAAATGGAGAGATTTTAACTAAACTAATGTAGAAATTCATTCACAACATATATTATTATTTTAAGAGAACTCTAATGACACATGAAAGAAAAACAGAAATATTTAAAGAACTTTTTGATTCGTGCATAGAATTACAAATAGGAAAGGCAAAAGACTATGCATCAGACGGTGATGCTTTGTCAAATTTTAAAAGTCAAGATGCAGCAGCATTAGGACTTACTCATTTTCAAAAATGGGGTGTATATTTCGGAAAACAAGCTATGTCTATAATGAACGCTATTGGTAAAAGCCCAAATATGCCCTCTACAATTTCTGAACCAATAGAAGAAAGAATACAAGATGCAATTATTTATTTAGTTCTTTTAAAGTGTTTACTCGAGGATACAAACAATGAAGTAAAGCAGAATCTAAGCGATACCTCAAAACCATCTCAGAAGATTAAACCTCAAATAAAAGTACATCTTACAAAATATGATAATTCGCTTTTTACTTTTACATTTAGTGAAAATCCAAGTTTACAATTAAACCAAGAATTTTACATTTATAATGAAAATTATCCATATACACAATTTAAGTGTAATACTTTACAAATGATAAAAAAACATACATTTGAATGTTTCTTTATTGAAAAGAAAGTATGGTCTAATAACATGTGGAATCATGAATTATTTGAATATGTAGAATTAGAATTAAACGATACATGGTTTTTAGCACAAGCCTAAAAATAAATTCTTTTAAAAAATTGATATATAGAATAAATATAAAAATCTAATAATAATATGGCTATCACATTACAAACAATTTTAGCTACAAACTCGTTTTCAGCTTCGAGAACAATTATAAATAATAACTTTACAGCAGTAAAGACATCGATTGATTCTTTAGACAGTTATTTAAGTTCTTCAACTGGAGCATTGAATGTTACATCAGCATATGTAGAAAGAGGTTCTAATCCTATTGCTACAACATTATTAACATGTGAGGCTTCTGGAGTATTCGGAGGCAACTTATCAATTAATGGTACAACAGGTTTGACTGCAACATCTATTACAGCTTCAACAGGTGTTACAGTTACTGGAGGAGATGTTATGTTAACTAATGCTTCTAATAAACTAGACATTAGCGGTAAGCTAGTTCTTGATGGAGAAATAGTCCACAAAGACTTTGGAAATTCTTTTATAGAAGCAGCAGATCCTGCATCATATGCTACTGTAAGTGGCACACAAGCCACGTTACCAGTTACAGGCATACATTCTATCCTTTTAGACTTTACAACTTGGAATGGTACTACTAAAGACGTAATTTCTGTAGAATTAGCAGTTGGTAATACGACAGGTCAAACTCTGGAAATTATTGTTAAAACAGGTGCTATCGCTGGTGTATTTATTGATAATATAAATATGACACAATTAACAACAGAAACAATTCAATTTAGTAATGCACCCTATGATTATCAATCTGTGCAATTACGTTGGACAGGAACTACTTGGCTAATTACAAATGTACTTGGTGCAACGATATCCTAACTAATTATAAATATAAAAAAAAGCCCATCATTGATGGGCTTTTTTACTTTAACATTTGTGCAATTCCTAATTTAACATCTTGAGTATCTTGTGTAATCTTAACTAATCTTAAAGTTTTTTGAGAATCTTTATTATTAATTATAATAAAATCCCCTACTTTTATTCTTTTAGGATTTCTCCATGCAATTCTTATACTATGCATACCTTGTTCTTTTTGAGAATTTTCATATCCTAAAATAGAACAATATTTCGTGTCTGTTGTTGTATGAAAATGATGTACTTCTCTTTTTGGAGGTTCATCTTTTTCAATAATTTCAATTATTTTCTTAGGTTTCGGCTTTTTAAATATAGACCTAATGAATTGTATCATATTAGTCCTCTAAGACTCTTAAACTTTTTAAGAATGTATTTAATTCTTCTTCATCGAGTTCAGTAATTGACTTTATATTGAACTCATATAATTTTTGAAGATAATTTTTAGCTGCAGTTTCTCTAGCTTTTTCATTATCCATTTCAAAAAGTTTTTTACGAATCTGATTTGTGGTTTGTGTAAATGTTTTCATATTGCATTATATTTTAAACTTAACTTTATATATCAAAAGAATTTGATTTAATTATTTATTTTTTTCCTTTTCCATTTCATTATTGATGTTTTCATAGGTAATAAATAATCTTTTCCATTCTTCTCGAATGAGAATTTTAACAAATTCTAATATATTTTCTTTTCTTGCCATATCATTTGAAAGAATTGCACGTAAAAGAAGAGCTTGATTTGCAAAAATTAATGTATCTTGATCTAATACAATATTTCTTTTGATAGTTTTAATTTTTTTATTTTCTTCTATCTTATCAGTTTCATACGATACATTTAGTCTTTCTGCTACTTTTTTGAAAATCTCTTCTTCTTCAGGGCTAATGAGATCTTTTTGTATCTCTTTAAAAACATTTCTAGCTTCTTTTAAAAATTTCTTATCTGACATAATAAAACATAACATAGTTGAACAAATATTCATATATATCTAAAATAGATAAAAAGTTAATGAAAAATATAAAAAACTTAAAACCAAATGTAAATGGACCCTTTGTTCAGGGTTACTATAAAGTAAATAATCCTGAAAAATATGCAGGTGATCCAAGGATTGTAATATTTCGTTCTTCATGGGAGAGAAAGTTTATGATTCTATGTGATTTAACACCGCAAATTATACGTTGGGGTTCAGAACCAGTACAGATAAAGTATATAAGCCCTTTGGATCAAAGAGAGCACATATATAATGTAGATTTCTTTATAGAAGTTATTGATAATGAAAATAAAAAGTATAAATATATTATTGAAATTAAACCTAGTGTTCAAATTTCAAGAGAACCTGTACTAGAAGGTAGAATAACCGAAAAAAAGCTTTTAAGACATGCAGAGCTTACAAAAATGTATACAGTCAATAAAGCAAAACAAATTGCTGCTATGAAATGGGCAATGGATAGAGATATGAAGTATATCATTTTAACAGAAGAAAACTGGCCATTTAAATAAAGGATAATGTATGATTGATGTAGTTATGCCTTACCTCCTTTTGGTTTTACATCATTAAAAGAATAACTATAAAAGTTTTATGAAAGCTGAAGCTATAAATATGTTGCAAGGAGGATTATCTGGAGCTAAAAAAGTTCTAGGTGAAGAAGTTCAAGAATGGTTTAGACAAAAGTATTTGTTGCAAAAGCATCCTATACAGGACAAAATTTATACGATACCTAGTTATATTCCTAGTGGAAAAATATATTTTGCAGTAAATGAAACTAAATTTACACCGAAACGAGGATATCATGATATTTTTCCTCTTGTATTTCATACAGATATAGTACCATATAAAAATACTGATACCATGCTTTTTGGTATAAATTTAAATTATTATAATTCTATACAAAGAGCTATGTTTATTGATGGTGCAACAACTATCTTTTCAAGATACATAGAAGAAAATATTAGAAGAATAGAAAAGGGTGATTTATCACAATTTTCAGTTGAAGGAATGAACGAATTTTTAAAAGGATATATAAGTACTATGGGATTAAATGTAAGTCGAAAACGAGATACATTTATTTGGTCTAAATTTAAAGCTGGTTCTGTTATTCCAATTGACTATGAAGATTGGAAATGGATTCCGCTTTTAGTACCATTCGGAATAGTTGGAAAAAGTATTTCCGAAATTCAATCAAATTGATAATTATAAGAGAATATTATGGCAGGTTTTGTATCTAAAGATGGAGTAAGAACATATAATTTTACATCAGGTCCAGCTGATACTGTAAGAAAATTATCTTCTTTTGGAATGTATTATGATGATCTTATCATACAACGTAGACAAGGAGCTGGAGAAACTGAAACCAATTCAGGAGGCTCAGGTGCTCTTGGACATTCAGTATATGGTGGTTATGGCTCATCTCAATGGGATCAGAGATTACTTGCAGCTATGGCTATACAAGACATTGGAGGTCTTAAGGCTCTTGCTATCTACGATTCAAATTATATTGGTAAGAGAGATTTTTTACGTTCTTTCTCACTAAACGACGAAGTAGTAGAGATTTTAGATACGATAGCAGATGAAGCTATAGTATTTGATGACAAAAACTGGTTTTGCTATCCTGATACGAAGGGTCTAGAATCTTTTCTAAAAGAAGATAAGAAAGAGGAGATTGTTGAAGCAATTCATGAAGAGTTTAAAAAGTTATACGTTAAGTTTGGCTTTAATAATAATACTAAAGCATGGAATCTTTTCAGACAATATCTTATAGATGGTTTTTTAGCTTTTGAAATTGTTACTGACGAAGATGGAAAGGATGTAATAGCTCTTAATAAATTAGATCCAGCTACATTAGAACTTTCTACAATTGTAGGAGAAGATGGGGAAGAGTATATTGTATGGATTCAAAAAATTGGCAATGAAGCAACTAGAATTCTTTATGATTCTTCAGTAATTTACATAGCGTATGCTCAAAATCTACAAATGGATAGAGTAAGTTATGTTGAACGTCTTGTACGACCATTGAATTTGCTTCGTTTGATAGAAAATTCTAAAGTTATGTGGCATATTATGTATGCTCAATTTAGATTAAAGATGACAATTCCTATTGGAAGTAATTCTCCTCAAAAAGCAAAACAAGAATTATCAGAGATTCTTAATAATTATAAAGAAGAAATATTTTTCAATGATGCTGATGGTACACTATCTATAAATGGTAGACCTTCTATTCCATTCTTTAAACACTTTATGTTCCCTTCTAAAGATGGAAATTCTCCTAATGTCGAAGTCATTGGAGGTCAAGGTGTAGATTTATCTAATCCAGATTTCTTAAAATATTTTGAATTAAAACTTAGAAGAGCTTCTAAAATACCTTTGAGTCGTTTTGCTGATGGTGGTGGAACAATGAGTTTAGGTGCTGAAGGTATACAGAGAGATGAAATTCGTTTTTATAATTTTATTAATAGATTACGTTCGGGTTTCCAAGAAATAATGCTAAAGCCATTAGTTTTACAATTAATAATGAAATATCCTGAATTTGAAGGTGATCATTTATTTAGATCTAGTGTTGGTATTAAGTTTAATAGAGAAAATAGTTTTGAAACTCAAAGAAAAGTTGAAGTTCTTCAAAAACGTATTGGTGCAATTAATGAACTTCTTGGTGTTCCAAAAACAAAAGACGATTCTTATTTCGATTTAGATTTCGTAATGGAAACATTCTTGAATCTTACTCGTGAGGAAATACAAGAAAATAGAGCAATGCTGAAAGAAAAAGAAAAGAAAGCAGGGGATAAACCTGAAGATGAAAGTGCACCAGCTGAATAAAAAATAATAACCCTAGTATAACTGGGGTTTTTATTTTGTATTCAAAGAAAGTTTGATATATACATTATATATCTGAAGATATATCTGGGCAGGGACTGTCCAGTACACGGGTGGAGACTTTAATAAGACTTTGATAGCACAAAGCATAAGTCTGTGAAACCTGAAGCCCATTTTAGCTTTAGCAAATGGGTAGTTCACTTTGATATATAGATATACTAAAAATTATAACATGTATATGAGAAGTTTTAAGGAATACAAAGAGAAAAAGGTTAATGAAGCAAAAGGCATTGCAGGGGAACCTTTAAAGGAAGATTTAGAAACTATTAAGAAACATATTAATAGTGTTATTTTAAAACCTTATAAAGTAAAGATAGAAGTTCTTTCTTTACATAGAGACTATGGTGATAGTCAAACGTTTATTTCAAATCCTATAACAGGATCGACATTAGGAATTTTTGGACCTGCTATTGATTATGCACAAATTAATCTTGTTATTTCAAATTTAGTAGGTAAATCTAATGCAAAAGAAATTGAGTTATTGATAAAATACACTACTAAAAGTAATTTAAATAATTCTTTTCCAGCTGGTAAATATTTATTACAAGATGCTATCATACGTTATATCAGCTCGGAAGAAAACATGCCAATAGAAGAAGTAGGAGAATCGAAATATTCGGTTCTTAGCCATGAAGAAATATAATTTATAACTATGAGATATTCAAACGTACACGAATCATTTTTTGACTTTTTAAAAGATAAAAAAGAGAAAGAACGTAAAGGTGTCATTAACAGAATTCAAAATTTTCTTAACAACAATCCCCAATATGGATATGATGCTCAATTTTTATTACCAGGTCTTTGTCCTTTGAAAAAAATGGCAGAATCAGTTGTTATAAGTGAGAAAAATTTAAGAAATTTAATTAAAGACATTAATTATGATTCCATAAAATTATTTCGTTTGAAGTCAAAAATATGGACTGGAGATGTTGTTGCTTTAATGCCTACTGAAAATTCAAAACATAAAATGGTATCAAAATCATTTAAAGCAAGTATTGATAGTTTTTCAGACTATTTACAGGACTTTGATAATTATCCTAAGCGTAGAAGATATACAAAAAGATATAGTGATGATTATGCATTGCGTTACCCAAGGAGAAATAATCGTTATGTTTCAGAATCTTTTTTTTCAGATTTTATGTCATGGATGAAAGATGGAAGTGCAAAAAAAGATGATATAAATTTTGAAAATGCTTTATTTCAAATTACACATTTTCTTGTTAAATATCCTGGATACGATTATGATAAACAGAATGATATTCCAGGTTTTATATTTCTTACCACACTAGCACAATCAATTCAAATTCCGTATGATTCTTTAATAGAAGTATTTAAGCAAAACAAGTTCGAAAATGCAGAAATAGTTAATTTTAAAATGGATGGAATTGAAGGACCTATTGTAGTTTTTGGAAAACCTTCGGTGGAAAGAAAAACACAATGGGATTCTTGGAATGCTGAGTTACAATCAAAGAGTGAAGAAGAAATAGAGAGTATTGCTTTTGTTGCATCAGATATTGAAGATGACATTAAACAAGAAGTAATCGATACACCAAAACCTCAAACTAAAGATATTCAAAGTGAGATCACACCAGAAGTAAAAGTAAATGTAGATGTGATTGATGAATCTAAAAAAGAAAAAATTATTCAAGCAACAATTGAAAGTTTATCGACAGTTTTCAATAAAGTCAAAAAAGATTCTCTAAATATTAGTCAAAAGACATTACTAAATTTATTTGAGCGAATGTCTGAAGAAAATACTACAAAAGTTTTAAAACAATTTCTTTCGTTTTTATTTGAAAATAATTCAGAATACTTGAAAAACTCAAGTTTTTCTAACGAATTATTTGTTGAAAGCAATAATAAAAAAATATTAAAAACAGATCTAAACGAGAATACAATTGGTATTAAGTTATCTAATTTCATTTGGACTGATATTCCAACTATAAAGACATTGATAGAATATTATCAAACTTATTCAGATATTTCAAATGATGTAACTGAACTAGAAACGGAAGAAACACTAGATCCTGAAGTAAAAGTAAGAGAAATTTCAAATACAGAAAATATTATACGAATGAGTCAATTTTTAAAGATGGTTTTAAAATCTTTAAAAGAAAAAATGTCTACAATTTCAACAGGACCGTTAATGGACTTGAACGTAAATTCTATACTAAAAGATTCTAACGGGAATGAACAAGTCACACTTGCAATTAAAAATATAATTCAGGATTTTCCAACATTTTCAAATGAAGATAAAAAGAAATTAAATACCGTTTTTATTGAATATAAAGACAATCCTAATACTTATTTTATAACTCAAAATCTTGATTCAGCTACTCCTATATTTACAGATTATTTAATTAATGATATCCCAGATATTTTTGCTAAAACAATAGAAGAGAGTATTTAATATGAATTACACAACATATAAAGAAATGATTTTAGCTATAAAAGATTCTAAAAGTATTGAAGAACGACAAAATCTTGTACGAGAGATTAGTAAAAATTATATTTCCCCCACTCTACAAAGTGGTAGCAGTTCTATTTCTGTAGGAACAAGTTCAGAAGATGTCAAAATAATTCAAATTATATTAGCAGGATTAGGATTTTTAACATATGATAAAATGTCTACTACACTTGATACAGATACAATGTTGGCATTGCAAAAATTTGGAAAAAAAATAAATGTTACGATTGATACTAATCAATCTATATCTAAAAATGTAATAGATTTATTTACGGGATATACAATTAGTACTAATACGACTACGGTAGTTAAAACACCAGTTCAACAGCCAGCAACACAACCATTAAATACAAGTATACCAAAAGAAGCATATGATGATAAATACAATTGGCCTCCTCCGCCAAACAATATAAAAAGTTTTAGAGAACATGCGACAATGCTGTATGGTAAAATTGAATATGTAAGTAAAGGTCTAAATACTGATGATATTATCATTACAAATAATTTTGTTAAAGAAAATATTATCAAAATAACAATTCCTCAACTTGCAAAAATACAAAATCCACACGGTATAAGTTTGTCATGTCACAGATTGGCTGCTCCTAATATTTTAGGACTGTGGCAAGAATGGGAAAATCTCGGCCTTTTATCTAGAATAATAACATTTAATGGTCTTTTTAATGCACGATTTGTTCGAGGTAGTAGAACAACATTAAGTCCACATGCTTATGCAGCAGCATTTGATATTAATACTCAATGGAATGGCC